TCCGAGTGGTTAAAGGAGACGGACTGTAAATCCGTTGGCTCTGCCTACGTTGGTTCAAATCCAACCTTATCCACCTTGGGGTTGTAGCTCAGTTGGTTAGAGCGCCTGCCTGTCACGCAGGAAGTCGAGGGTTCAAGTCCCTTCAGTCCCGTTGACAATCTGACCAGTCTCTGGTATGATTGTCCCATGACTCAATAGCTCAGCTGGATAGAGCAACTGCCTTCTAAGCAGTCGGTCGTAGGTTCGAATCCTACTTGAGTCGTTCCCTTCGGGGATATTATGTTCTAAGAATACAATGCAAATTTTTCTAGATACAGCTGACACTGACATTATTGACAAGTATTTCAGTACTGGTCTGGTGGATGGAGTTACCACCAATCCTACTTTGATTATGAAAAGTGGTAAGAATCCAGAGGACGTGTATCAAACAATCAAAGATATTGGTGTCCAAGACATCAGTATGGAGGTTGTTGGATCCGATCTTGAAATGTATGATGAGGGTATTCGTCTTGCTGAAAAGTTTGGTGATGTCGCTACAATCAAAGTCCCTTGCACTCGCGAAGGTCTGATTGTATGTAAACGTCTCTCTGAGCAGGGAATCAATGTTAATGTAACACTGATCTTCTGTGCTTCTCAAGCAGTTCTTGCTTCTAAAGCGGGTGCTACTTACGTGTCTCCCTTTGTTGGTCGTCTTGATGACCAGTCAGTAGCAGGTCTAGAAGTTGTACGTTCAATTTCTGAACTGTATTGTATTCATCAGAGCAAGACTAAAGTTCTTGCTGCATCCATTCGTAGTGTGCAACGTGCTATTCGATCTTGGTACAATGGTGCTAAGGTTTGTACGATGCCACCTAAAGTATTTGATCAGATGTATGATCACATTCTTACAGACAAAGGTCTTGAAATCTTTGATAATGATTGGAAGGCAGTTACCAAATGAAAATAAATCTTTGGTACTCTGAGCATAGACATCAGTGGCGCTGGACTCTCTGTGATGATTCTGATAGAATGTTACAGGAGTCTGGTTCTCAACCATTCTTGCGTGACGCTATGAATGATGTTGCCAATACTGTAGAGTATATGTTAGAATGTAAGCAACCAGAGTAATCTGGTTTTTATTCCTCTGTAGCTCAGCGGTAGAGCTATCGACTGTTAATCGATTGGTCCCTGGTTCGAATCCAGGCGGAGGAGTCTGCCCGAATAGCTCAGCGGTAGAGCACCTCCTTTACACGGAGATTGTCGGGGGTTCGATCCCCTCTTCGGGCATGTCCTATTCAAGGACTACATACATATGGACGTAACAATTTATTGTAAACTATGCGGAACGGAAGTAATCAGTCACCCAACTCAAATGAGGTGTTGCGGGTGCCAGAACTTTACGTGCATCCGTGGGATGAATATATCCGCACAACATATGGATCAAGTTCAGATAGTCAGGGGCTTGACAGACAAGACGAAGAAGACTATAATCTCAGACAGTGATCTTGAATGGACCAAATCTAGAAATTCTAGAAAGGTTCGTAAGATTAACTTTGAGGAACGCTAGGAAAGGTGGTCGAGTGGTTGATGGCTCTGGTCTTGAAAACCAGCGATGTGAAAGCATCCGTGGGTTCGAATCCCACCCTTTCCGTTTCGGAATGTAGCTCAGTTTGGTAGAGCACTCGCTTTGGGAGCGAGATGTCGCAGGTTCGAATCCTGTCATTCCGATTGGATATAAATATCCAAAACCCCAAAGGGGGAATTAGCTCAGTTGGTAGAGCACCTGCTTTGCAAGCAGGCTGTCAGGAGTTCGAGTCTCCTATTCTCCATAGGTGTTGACACCAGCACCAATGTCCACTATAATGACAACGTTCACAAAAACAAACCATGGCTAAAGGTAATTTCCTTTCCAAGTTCAGGGGCGATCTCAGCAAACTTACTGCTGCTGTAGAAGGAACCTGTGTTCTTGACGAGGATTATCCCCGTCTCTATCAAAAGGTCCTTCGTTATTATGAAGATCGTGGAATTCAACTCTACGATGATCCTGAAGATGATTACAATGTAATTCTTGATCAGGTTGAAGCAGATCTTACTGAGATTGGAGTTTTCGCTTGATGAAAGTGGTGAAAAAACCAACCGTTCTTCTTGAACGGTTTCCTTATCGTTATGTTCAAGTTGGCACTCTGGAAATCAATGGAAAACCAGATTGTCGTATTCAGAAAGTAGATTCCTACACTGGTCGTTATCGGGACATGTATCTCTGTGATAATGAAATGCAGTTGTTAACTGCAATGGATGATCACGACTACACTTGCTGGTTGGATCCTGACAATGTTCCTGCATATCGTAAGGACATGGTAAAAGCATGACTGAAGACTGGCGTTACAGTGATGACCGAATGAAAATCCGACAGAAAGTTTATTCTTTTTTGTTGGATAGATTTGGTTCGGAACTAAATGAAAATGGAGAACCTCTTCATAGTATGCAAAGTATTACTGAGTGTGCTCATGATTGGGTTTCTCAGGGAAATGTTTCTACTTCTGGTATAGTAAAGTATTACAAGGCATATTACGCATGAATTCATCTGCACTTGATCGTCTTAATACTGCTGTGAAGTATCTTCGCCAAGCAGTACGTGAAGCATCTACAGAATCTACAGACGAAATCCAACAAATCGTTGATCTAATTGTTGGAGTTGAAGAAATTATTTCTCGCTCAGAATTTATTAGTTCAATGGATCAAATCAATTTTGATGTCAGTAATTATGAAACACATAATTATTATGACTATCAGAAAGAATATTATGGAGACACTGTGATTACTGGTGCCACTGGCAATGACACCATTACTCTTGGATAGAGAATAAAAATACCCTGGTGGAGTCAATTGACCCGCACCTCGGGATGGTGTAAAAAGCGCCCTGGTCGGGATGGGTTTTACGACCCCTCGGAGTTTCCTGCTTCTCTCAAAAGCAGGTGGTGCGGATGGGGTTTTAACTCCCGCCAGGTTTCTTGTTTCCTGTAAAAGAACAAGTGGCGAGCCTGCTCGGGGAGTGACCCTCCCCACCTTGTCGGTATGGCGGAATTGGTAGACGCGCTGGGTTTAGGTTCCAGTGTCTTTATGACGTGGAGGTTCAAGTCCTCTTACCGACACTCGCGGGTGTAGTTCAGTGGTAGAACGTCAGCCTTCCAAGCTGAATGTCGTCGGTTCGAATCCGATCACCCGCTTCGGGAAACCGTAAGTTGTTTCCTGTATAAATACTGAAGCGTAATACAATGTTACGTTTTACAACAGTCCAATACGCCTCAACTACTCGCGTTTACCTGTTGACAAACCACTCCAAAGGTGGTATGCTTATAAAGCGGTCGGGAAGTCGAATCCGACCCATCATCTGCGGGTAACCATTCCGCAAGTAAAAAACTACGAGGTATTCTCAAATGATCAAATCTGTTCTCGCAGCGACTGCTGCTGCTCCCCTTTTCGCTGGCGCTGCTTTTGCAGGTCCCTATGTTAATGTTGAAGCAAACTCTGGTTGGACTGGTTCTAACTACGGTGGCACTGCTATCGACACCCATGTAGGTTACGAAGGTGCTCTGGGCGAAGATGCTTCTTACTACGTTCAGGGTGGCGCTACCGTCAAGCTTCCTGATGGTGGTGACGCTAAGTGGGTCCCTTCTGGTAAGGCAGGCGTTGGTGTTGCTCTGACCGACTCCCTCGGTGCTTACGGCGAAGTTTCGTTCGTTGGTTCTGGTGTTGCTGGTGTTGACCGTGGATACGGCACCAAAGCAGGTCTGAAGTGGTCCTTCTGATCTAACTAAAACTGGGGACTTCGGTCCCCTTTTTTTATGATGATGAAAGTTCTTTTTCATCCTGTTACTCTTCTCAATCTGTTGACTGTAGGAGTTTTGATTGGAATTCAATCCATTCATATTCATGCCCACTACACTATGGAGGTTGATGCTGACAGTTACGTACATAACTTCTGTAAGAAAAACTTAAAGAAGTGTGAGAGTATCATTTCAAAGTTTGACAATTAGTTTGTTAGGATACATTGACAGGGGGGTGCTTGACACCCCTTTATATTTGCTATATAATTATGTCACAATTCGTTACAAAAGCAAATGACTGTCACTACAAACGATCAAGGGCAACAAAACATGTGGGCTAAGGAGCCCGAAATGGTATATCAAGAGTACAACCGTAAAGGTCTGCTCACCCCCATGCAAATGACTGAGATGTATAATGGACGCTGGGCTATGATGGGAATTATTTTTGGGTTGACATCCTACCTTGCTACTGGTAAACTGTTCTTTGGAGTTTTCTGATTTTAATGATTGGTAGTCTCGATCCTGAAGAAAGAGTTATGGAAAATAAGTTTTATCTTTTTTCTAAGAAATCCTGCGGTCCCTGTGCCTTGGTAGACAAATACTTTAATTCTATCAAGGTAGATACTAGTATGATTGAAAAGATTGATCTTGAAGATTTTAGTGATGAACCTATTCCTCAGGAAAACCTTGACCTTGCAAAGAAGTATGGAGTAACTGCTACGCCTGTTCTCATCATTGCCAATGCAAATGGTGTAAAAATTGAGGAACGAGTAGGTGGTATGGGCATTACCCAAAGTATTAGACAACTAGTAGAAAAATATGCCTGATCCTAATGCTCTTTATCAGGACATGCAGAAACTCGATGACTTGTATAACGAGTTGATGTGGCATCCTGATGATGAATTACAATTTACCCACGATGGTCAGAAGATCATCATTACAAACACTACATTGGAGAAACAACAATGAAATTCGGATTTACCCCTGAGGCAGAGATCCTCAACGCTCGCGCTGCAATGATTGGTTTTGTTGCTGCTGTCGGTTCTTATCTGACTACTGGACAGATTATTCCTGGAGTATTCTGATGCTCTTGACTGCTATGCTTTGCGTAGTGGCATTCATTGGAGCCGCTATGATGACTCCTGATCAAGACGACGAAGATGATGGTCCTGGTGGTGGGACATTAATTCCTGCCACTGTTCCAACTCCATAAATATATGCTATAATAATAGTAAATTCATAGAGATTATGACTGTAAGACAAGTTGGTGCTTCCGAAGAAGGAGTAACTGAGGTTATTGAAAACCCAGAGTTTGTTCAAATCAATATGCCAAAGCAATTATTTGACTTACTTGAATGGGAAGAGGGTGATGGTGTTGAATGGTTCTTTGTTGATAAAGAACGTTGTCTTCTGAAACGAGTCAAAAAGGAAGAGATTCCTCTGTCAGAAACAGAAGTAGTTGAATAATAATCAAGCATCTATGGTAAATACTATAGGTGCTTTTTTATTGTGTACGAATTACTCAACTCAGTTTTTGATTTAGTAGAAACAGATTTACCTGACTGGCTTGATCCAGTTGTAGAAAATGATAAAGCAAGAATTCAAAGTGGATCTTGGACAGCAGACAGGTGTAGACGTATAAGGTTATGTGAACTTGATATCAAAGATAAGTTCACTGCAACTACACTTGTTATCTACCCAGAGTTTAATTATGAAACTCCTATCTTTGGCACAGAATATTTGAGGATAGGTGGTAAGAAATTCTTTGGTGCTACAGATTTCCATCCAGTAAGAAACGATGAGGAGTATGAGCAGAAATATATTCTTGATTACCTAGGAGATCTACCAGATAGAGATAAAGATAATTCAAAGTTCTATGATCTAACAAGATTCTTCTCAAGAAAGTTTTGGATCAAGAAAACAGATAAGGATTTCTATAATGAATACCTTGAGATGAACGAGATGTTCTTGAATCGTTACAAGGAATGCTTGAGTAAATCAGTGCAAATGGATACAACAAAGAATTACCAAGTAGAATATGATGTACACATGGCGGCAAATGACCCTGCACATGGAATACTGAAAAGTTACTATTCGCAAACATTTGCAGACAAATACATAGAAACGTTTTTGTTTGATCTAAATAGCCAATAAGTTCCTTTGGACAAAGTATTACCAGTTTGTACGTATCATGAGTCGTAACCGTGTATCAAAGTTAGAGCTGGTCCCTTTTCTTCATCGGTTGAAGCATCAACTGTATGAAGAAGAATATAGGTATGGTCCTTATGAAAGGGATTTAGCACATAGTTATCTCAATAAAGTACTAGACAAACTGGAGGAATACCGAGAATGAGTGACAACAAAGAGTGTCCTAAATGTGGGGCAAAGTGGATCGATGGTCAACACTATTGGTCTGGAACTGGTCAGCTTGGAAATGAAACTAAATTAGCTGATCTTGTTTGCGATAGATTTGGTGACGACCAATGTATTAATCCAGCAAAAGGTACAACAAAAGGAACTGGATGGGAAAGTAGAAGAGCAGAATTAGATTCACTTGTTTCTGACTGGGAGAGTCCTGAATGATAGCACTTTACATTTGTGTACTAATTATAGTATTAATGATTGCTTATGCTGGTATAGAAGAAACCATCAGAGTGTTTGGATATTTGGATCTCCAGTTGCGATTTGCCTTTGTACGATTTAGAATGTATCTAATGAGAAAAAAATTGGAGAAAGAACTTATGATCTTCAGAGATGGTCAGTGGAAATCTTTCAATGAGGTAAGGGAGGATGATCAAAAATAGATTCAAGTGGGGTAAGGATGTAGAAATCCCCGAAAGACTAACAGAAGAACGAGTTCAGGAGATGATTGATGCAGCAATACGACGACACAACCGTAATGCTTCTATCATTAGTATGTGCGTCGGTTGGGTGGTTCTTGCTTTATTTGCTGAGGGACTTCTAAGATTGATTGGTGTAATTCAGCCGTTACTTCCATGGCTGAACATTCACTTATAATAGTGCTATGGTCAGTCATTTTACTCACTATAATTTCAATATCGATACAGGGTTGGTTAGTAATGCATCAAGATTTTGGTTACAGAAAAGATCCACAGATACCTCCCACAAATAATCATCCAGAAATGGAGGACTATAAAATGGGTGACCAACTTCTAGTGTTGAAATTTAAGGATGAGTATGATAGACTTCTGGAGAGAGCAGAAAAAATGAAAATCGATCAGCTCTTTGACGAACCTTCAACTTATGAGGATGAACTAGAAGATGGATCTGATTACTGAAGATGACCCTAGGTATTTTACCTGCACCAGTCTTGAACCATATGATCGTCATCATTATAGGATCATCAATAAAGATGGTAAGGAGTTGATCGTAGACAATTACATGCAAGCACAACTAATCTGGTTTCAATCTGACTGCGGTAGGTTTCTGGATCGTATCGAGGTCATCGATAAATAAATTATGAACTCAAAAACATTATGAACTACAAACCCTACAGTCAGGAGTGGCATCGATATCGATACCTCAAAGAGGCTATTGATAAGTACTTAGATGATGGTATTGATCCCACAACTGTGGTTGATGATATCAAAACTATTCTCCACGTTCGCTCTGAGTTGGCGTATTTAGAATTCACTCGTATCAATCAATTAGAACACTATCTATCGGAATAGGTTTATGCTCTCCACTCAATATAGACTCCGACTGGAGTTTATCTGTAAGAAGATTGCTAATAAAGAAGAAGTTAAACTTGAGGATATGATTTGGGCAGAAAAACTTTCCAAATCATATACAACTGCGAGAGACTGGTTGAATAAAGCAAGACGCCAGGCTTCTCAAGACATTGAGGAGGGCAGTATGGATGATTTTATGAATAGGATGGGATTAGGTGACCCCGACCCATCTAATTACAGAACGGGGTTTCAATCTGCAGATGAAATTGTAGATTGGTTCAAGCAAGATAAACCTGACGATTGGAGACAACGTGACTGAACGACAATGGCAAGAAGTAGAAGCAATTGTTCGCGCTGAACAAGTAAAAGCACTACAACATATGAACAACAAACGATACGATGAACTAACACTAATCCTTGATGAACTATACAAACTAGCACACCAATGAGTATCCCACATTTCAAATCCCAACACGACTGGGAAGCATTTACCCAGATCTTTGATAGTCAGTGGCATTGTAAGAAAGCATTGCTAGATCGTGTCAAGGATGACATGTTCCCTGGTTATGATTGGTACTCACTCACACCAAAGAACATTGAAATCATCAATGACATTGTAACTAGTCTCCTGTATGATGTAGAACGTAAGTTCAAAGAAACACATCAGGATTATAAGACTGAGGATGATGACCTCTTCATTCCTTATCGTTCATTCAAGGAGAATGTGACAGATGCTCTCAAAGAGGCACTGAACGCTCAGAAAGAATGTCCTCCTTGTGATACACTTGCTTGTGCTGACCACCTGACTGACGAATGAAAGAATACGATTATCAAGTCTTAGATATAAATGGGCAAGTTCATAACTATATCTGGGATGACGAACAAAATAAAATGATAGAAGCAAAAAGGGATAAGGTTCCGCCCTACTGGAGAATTAATCGTATTGCACAAGATTTAGATGGGAAAGTCATCTATTCTACTGTGGTAGATAGTCGAGGAAAAATTACTAAAAAAATTACTATTTCATACGAGGAAAATGATTGACAACACTTGCGTAATCTATACAAACGGTAGTCAAGAGTGTGAGAGAGTTGCTTCTCTTTTACAATCTCTTGGTGGTGAATATCATGAGTACGTACTTGACTGTCATTTTTCTCAGAGAGCATTCGAAGCAGAGTTTGGTAAGGATGCTGAGTATCCTCAGGTTGCTATTGGGGCAAAGCACATTGGTAGTTTGAAGGAAACACTTCAGTTCATGAAAGATAATGGTCACTTTACCTAAACCAAAATTGGATTTCTATTTCCTTTTGACCCCGAAAAAAATTCGGGGTATTTTTTTGCCAGGGGGGTTGACAAGGGCAGAGAACCGTAGTATTATAAATACATCAACGGGTTACGAAATGTAAAGTTTTCTGATCCTTTGTAACACCTGCCGCTTGACCGAGACTAGGCAGGTCTACCAATCCGTCTCTCATATCCTAGACTGAGGGTGTCTAGGAAATAAGTACCTCCACCATTTCCCTGATGGATCTACTTACTTGT